CTCTAAATGCAGCCTTCAATACTTGAGCTCTAGTCATATCTCTTGTTTCTTTACCACCAGCTGTATCTTCTACTTCTTTTGTTGTAGACAACATACCAAGTGAGTCAAGACATAACATGATAGGTTTTCTATCTGCATCATTCTGTTCTAGATATTTGTCAAGAACTTTGAGTGCTTGTGTTCTAAACTCTTGAACTGTAGTCACAGGCATCATAATCATTCTATTAGGGTCAATACCTCTATCAACAACCATCTGTTTAGTAATCGCACTTTCACTTTCAAAGTATATGACACCAGCGTCTGGATTACTATCCAGAAAGTTTTTACACATTCCCATTACAAAAAATGTTTTACCAGTTGCACTCTCACCAGCGATTGCAGTAATTTTATTTGATGGTAACCCACCATGAATACTACCACTTAGAAGTGCGTTGAATATGTAAGAACCTGTGTCTATGAATGTATCACTATCTCCTGCCTCTACACCCTCTGCAACTAGTGATGCATACTCATTACCAGTTGTCTTAATTATATCTTTTAAAAAATCATTCATCTATTATCTCCACTACCCTGTAATTTATTTCTCTTCTGTCTATCATGTAACTTTGCAATATTATTTGTCGCAACTGTCTGTAAGTCAGAACCGATATGATTTGCAAGTGCAGTTACATAGAACAACACATCACCTAGTTCTTTTACCAACTCTAGTTGATTGACCTCGTTACCATCTCTTATTTGTTTCTTTATCTTTTCTGCGAACTCTCCAGCCTCACCGACTAGACCTAACGTATTCTCCATCAGACGTTTATCAACATATGTTTTACCATTTGTCAATATCAACTTTTCTACTTCATTACCATATTCGTCCATGTTCATTTTTCTTTCCTCATATCATCTGTTGTTGGGTGACCACTCCAGAGAGATAGTGGACTTGAACTAGTTGTGTCATGATAATCATCTAATTTCACATTTCCCTTTTCATCTGCATAATAGTTTCGTATAGCAGAATGAATAACGATTGTTCCGTTATCACGTTGCACATAACTTACTAACTCTTGTTTAATTAACCCCTCTGTTGGTGGTGATAGTTGTTGTGTAAAATCTTTCATAGTTCTTCCTTTATACCATATATCTTGTCATCTGTCAAGTCTCTCTAAACAAATTACTATTACCAATACACCAGAAACAAGATTTCTCATCTTTGTTAAACTTTATCATATCATATGACTTTGACTCGTACACTAAGTCTAAGTCAAATCCTACGTTCCTCTTTAATAATTTGTGGTATGGATATTTACCCATGACCCATTCATATTCGTATTCCCAACTCATACCCTCTAAAATACTGTGCATACTTTTTCTTCTGTCATGTCCAAAAGGTTGTAGTCCTACAATCTTAAATTGTTTTTGAAACATTCTTGCACCCTCTAGTATACCACTTAGTGTTACACCACTTCCAACTGGAACATACAAGACATCACAATCCACATTTTCAATCTGTTCTGCAATCCTAGTAACTATCGACTCTCTGTATTTCTGAGCCGCATAACCAAATAGTATTTTAAACATTGGTCTTGTTTCATTTAGTTTGTTTAAGTTTGAATACAGGACATTGTTAAATCCTTGTGACTCACTTAACACCACAAGTTCAGAACCTAGTTCTTTACACTTTCGCATCATCTTATGTTTAAGTGATTTCTCAACTGTTGTATTACCAAATCCTATGATGGACTTCAGACCGAACTCCTGTGCAACTCTTGATACTATTGGTGATTGTGGTGAGTGTACAGAGGCCGCTGTTGCGATTGTACTGTCACATTTGTCATGTATGAAATCTAGATTTCTTTCTACTAAATCTCTGCATTGTCTGATTTTACCACCAGTTATGAAATTCTCATATGGTGCATACAAATCATCTCTCTTGTAGAAGATACCATTATGTTCTTCAACAGGCGTCAAGTCAATCATAAAAAATCCTCAAGTGTGCCTCTTCTTATATGTCTGAACAAATCTGTACTTTTGTCTTTACTGAAACACCAGACATTCTCAATATATATCTTGTTCATAAACTCGTCCATTGCACTCTTATCAAAGTTACCATCTTTATCTTTAAACACAGATGCACCTTGAGGCCTCTGCATAATCCTCATACCAACTTGACCCAAGAAATGTGGAAGTAACATATCTACAAGTTCATCACCAGAACGATATCTCTTACCTTTCACTTTGGGGTCTAGAATGTTAACCATCATTATACCAGATTCGTTTAGAGAGTCAAATGTTTTTTGTGATACTGGTAAATAAAAATTATCTCTCCAAGACTCATACTCGTTGAACTTGAACCAAGATTGTAGTTCTTGTTTTTCTCCACCCTCATTATATCTCTCTGTCGAGAAGTATGGTGGTGAAGTAAATGCACAATCTACATTCTCAATCTCATTCCAAGGCAAGTCCTCTGCACCACAGTTGTAAATTTGTGTAGTCTTTTTACCACCAGTAAGTTTATCCCAGAACTCAATCATTTTCTTGTATCTCTTGAACGTGTTTGGATTTGGGTCACAACCGATATAGTGAGTTGCATTAGAGGCGTAGAACGCAGTAAGTCTATCACCCCAACCCATAGATGTATCTAATACAGTTTTTGCATTTGTCATATTGTATATTGTTTTTGCAACTATAGGTTTGAACTGAGTTGCAATATAAGTTCCAAGTCTAAATGACATAGTATAAGTTTCTGGTGTTAAGTCATTAGTATCATTGACACCTCTCCAGATGGGCCCAAACGCACCCCAGATATTATCACCATCATTCCATCTTTGTACAGGAGATTTGAAACCATATGAACCACAGGACATTCTTAGGTCATTCATAAATGCATCAGAACAATAGTTGAATACAGATGGACAATCAATCAAACCTATACCATACTTGTCGTAGGAATATTTGTAGTCATCATACTTTTCCATAATATTGTTTGGTTGACTTAGATACTTTGTAAAGTCTGCCTTTTGTAGTTTACGAAAGTTGTCCACGACTTTCTCATCATCAAACTCTTTGAGTGGATATGGTGGTTTCTCTTTTGTAATAAACTCTGCAAGTGTTTTACGAAACTGTTCTTTACCATACTTCTCTGTCGTATGCAAGAACAAAGTTTTATTCATAACAGGAAGTCCTGTGTGATTAACATTGTCTTTTAGTAAATCATATAGTTCTTGACTCATGTGAAGAAAGCCTCTAAGGTTGTTTGAGTTCCATAACTTGAATCTATTCTCCAACGAATCTTGTTGGTAATAAATTTAAGTGGTTCTATAAAACTCTTTTCGAATTGTAGATTATAATCTATCTTGTTGTATACGTCAAGTTCTTTCGGTAACTTTGTAATGAAAGACATTGCAGTTGATTGATAGATGTTTGGTAGTATCAAATGTAAAAACTTAATCTTATCTCCCTCTAATATCAAAGGATACTTGTTAGTAAGGTTGTTCTTCTTCACAAGATAATTATATAAAATACCACCTTTGACATGGATAGGAGCTCCTTTTGCAAACAGACCATTAGATGAAGAATACTTACTAAGACCTTTGAGTGATCTAGGATATGCAATATCCTCTGGTGGTAAGTTCATAAACTCTTGTCTAAAGTTCTGTATGAAATCGTTAAGTTCTTTTTGATTACCATTCATAATAATTTTAAGTGCATCTTTAATCTTTTGTCTGCAAGGTGCAGGCGTACTAGACTTGACCGCTTCGATACCCATAATCTTGAGTTGTGGTTCTTTGTATCTCACACCCTCAACATCATGTGCATTGAGAATATATCTTTTCTTCGCAGTCCAAATACCTTTGTCTGCAATCACTTCTCGTTTCATCTGCATCTTCTGTGCATATGCATTTGTATAATCTGCAAGTTCTTGATAAGACTTATCTATAAATGGTTCTAGTTTTTCTTTTGCAATTTTATCTAGGAACTCAACTGGATTGTTAGGTTTAAATCTTTTGATGAGTTCACCAAAGGTAACATAGATAGAGTCTGTATCAGATGCGATAACATAATCCACACCATCTGTTTTCAATATCTTGTTCATATACTTGTTGACTTCTTTTTCAATCCAACGTATAGACAATTGACCAGCGGTTGTAATACCCTCTGCAATCAACAAATCATAATATCTAAAATATTCATTACCAATCGCACCATAAGCGGAGTTGAGTGATATCTTCTTAGCCATCTGTATGTTATCATATTTGGAGATGTCTTTCAGAAGTTTGGGGTCTTTTGTATTCTCATATTCTTGTTTTGCTTGTAACATGAGTTTCTTATACTTAACTCTGTCGTTATACATATTCTCCATAATCTCTGGGAGAAAACCTTTTTTAGTTATATGGAATAACGCACCATTCGGTGTAAGAGTTTTACTTTTCATAAAGTCTGTGTTGGTCTTTTTGTTAAGTAGTTTGTCCACAGACATCTTAGGAACTCTTTCTTGCGATACTAGAGTTTCAGGCGATATGTTATACTGCATTATGAGATGTGGATACAACGAGTTCAAGTCAAAAGACATGACCCACTCATGCATACCAACCTTTGGGTCTTTCACATATGCACCCTCATACTTACCAAACTTTTCGGAGTCTCTCTTCTGTGGTATAACTATGTTCTTCTTCTTGAGAAAGTTATAGACAAGAATATCCCAGAACTTAACAGAACCAAGAACGTCCATGTAATTTACTTTCGCTTCATAGGCCATGGTCAAACAAAGTTCAATCAACTTCATCTTGTCCTCAAGTCGATCAACAAGTTCAACGTCCATGATATTATATTCTATGAAAGATTGATAGTCTTTTGTGTACCACTCACGAAATGTTTCAAACGGATTACCATCTTTGCGTTCACCTAGTTCGACATATGCAATATGGTCAAGACGATATGACTCTTGTGCAGAGTATGTGAACTTCTGATACAAGTCAAAATAATCTAGGTGTGCAACACCTTGTATCTCATACAACTGATGTGTTCTACCCATTCTATACAAATCTTTAGATGTGACACCAGTACTCTTATCATCACCCCAAGGCGATAGTTTCTTTAGTTCTGACTCTGTGTATTCTTTCTTGATACGATTACAAAGATATGGTATATCAAAGAACTCAGTATTCCAACCAGTAATAACATCTGGTTTATCTCGTTCCCAGAATTGTAGAAACTCTTGCATCAAGTGTATTTCAGATTTACATTTATTGTAAGTTACATCTTCACGATTTGTTGTGAAGTCACCAACACCCCAAACAGTTATGTGTTTAGTTTGATGGTTTTTGATAGTGATGGAAAGTAGTGGTTCTAACGCTTGTCTTGGATCTGGAAATCCATTCTCACACGCAACCTCAATGTCGATAGTGTATATTAGGATTTTGTCTATATCCCAATCTAAGGTTGGATATGTTTCTGCAAGATAAGAATATGCATAAAGTGTGTTACCGAATATCTTATCAGACTCACCTTTATGACTTGCAACCCACTCATGTGCCTGTCTCATAGACTCATGTTTTATGGGGGCTGCATACTCACCCTTTAGTGTTGTAAACTTTGTAGGTTTTTCTACTTTAACATAGAGTACAGGTTGATAAGGTATCTTACGATTGTACCTTACTCCGTTATCATATTCTCTTAAAAGTAGTCTATTACCCCAACGAGTAATGTTTGTATAAAATCTCATACAACCAATGTATCATAAAAATCTGTGGTTGTCAATACCCAAGTCGCTCCATTTTCTTACGCATATTTCTTTGGTATCTTTTTATTCCCTCTGCTTTTTTTCTTGCTCGTTTTGCAGAAGGCTTTTCAAAGTATTGTCTAGATTTGATGTCTTTCAATACTCCCTCTTTTTGTAGTTTCTTTTTGAGAGTCCTCATAGCTCTCTCCACGTTTCCATTCTTTACTACTACTGTCACCATATTTACTCCGTCATTAATACTGCATCTGGATATTCTTCATTCAATACCTCTAACTTATCCCTTGCGGCTGTCATTGACTCCACTAACTTATCCATCTCCTCAAAGTGTTGTGGGTGTTCACCGATACCCACAGGGTTGTTTAGATATATGTCTAAGTTTGCTTTATGCATCTGATAGTCTGCATCATACTTAGTTTTTAATGCGTGTACTAATTGTGTTTTCATGTTTCCCTCTTTTTTCCAATGTTATACTTAGTTTCAAGTATCCACTCATCTTTCTCTTTATATGAGATTATCTTGATCTGACTCAAAGGTGCAACAACATCTGCATTACCTTTGATATCAACTAAGCCCCAGTCTTTTAATAACTTTGCAATAGAGTTTCTTCTTGCAATATCGTTCTCAGATAGATTGGTTTCTTTCCCATCTAGTGCGAACAATTCCTTAAAATGTACGATGTAATATCTACCTTGTTTGTGGAGAATGTGACAACTCTGATAGAGTTTTCTTTCTTTTCTTGATGCGACACCTATGCGAGATAGTGTTTCACGAACCTTTAGAAAATCATCTGGTTCTTTCAAACCAACTTCTAACATCTGCTCTTGTGTCCAAACTTTACTTTCCATTTTTACCACCTTTACTCAAACTACTTTTAATAGTCTTTATCTGTTCATCATTAAGTACATCAAGAGCGACCTTTGCCTTCTCATTACTATACCCATAATACTCTTTAACATACTCTATGTTTCTTAGTTTTTTCGCCTTGAGCCATGGAGTAAATCTATCCATTGACCTCAGACTATTTAGTAAAAAGTCAAACTGTAGTTTAGAGTCTACATGGTGGTTGGTATTCATTGCATTTACAAAGTGAACTGTTTCTTGATTAAATGGTGCAATGCATTTGTTAATAACATACGATGGATATTTCTTTTCCCACATTGCATCATCTGTATCCATAAGTTTTTCTTTTGTTTTGTTTATCGCTTTGAGATAATCTTTTAATTCATAAGTCATGTTAACTTGGGCCCCTTGATAAAGTATGTTAGGGATATTCTCTCACCTTTAGTAACAGGTGTTACTTCATGTGGTAAGTAAGACTTGAATACTATAACACTACCAGGCGTTCTAAATTCTGTAACTGTTTTGTTTACTATCAAGTCACCACCCTCATACTCACCCTCTGATAAGTTTATTAACATAGTCATTTTTGAGTCCCAAAGTAAGTTCCTAGATTCATCTGAGTGTTCACCATAGTGACCTTGCACATCTGAAGAGTATACATTGTGTAGTAAAGTATCCCATCTGTTTAAAGGAAACGTAGTCAAACCAAAAGAGTGGTGACAAACGTGAAACCCCATGTGTAAAACATCTAGTAAAGTTTCTGGTAAATCTCTCAAGTATATATTCTTTGGTTCTATATTCTTTAGGTACTTACCATCTTTACTTTTTGCACCCATGTCTTTCTTTTCAACTTTGTAATACCTTTCACTTACAGTTTTGTTTATGTTTTTTATTACATCTGGTTCTAAGAGTGGTGTAGAGTGTGTCCAAAAATCATGTTCATGATACATAATTCACCTCACTTAAATTTACATTGAACTGAAAGTTCAGATAAACACGCAAGTAGATTTATCTCTTGGTCTGCTACAAAGGCAGACTTGTATTGGTAATCAGCGATAGTAAGGACAGCATGAGGTATAGTACTATGGTCAATATTATCGTACAGATTATCATAAAGACGGCGAAAAATACGAACAGGATCGTTATCAATATTGTCAACAACCCATTTCCTAAGGCCTTTGAAATCGTGTTTCTTGAGTGATTGCATAAGTTCATTTATATTTACCTCTGATATATTAACTAGTATACCAGTATCTATCTTACCAGATGCAGAGTATCTCTGTAATTCGTTAAGTACTCTTCTCCAATCTGGGAAGTGTTTGTTGATTAGTTCTGCAACTACTCTTGGGTCGAACTCTATATTTTCATCTTTGAGAATACTTTGTATCCTACCAAAGAAACTCTTTGCAAGTGTTGGTTTCTGACTATTCGGTATCACAAAGTCAACCACACTACAACGAGAATGAAGTGGGTCTATCAATCTGTTCTTGAAGTTACAAGTAAGAATGTAACCACAGTTCTTATGAAACTCTTCCATGAAAC